GGGGCTACGCTTCGCCCGCGCATTCCGTTTCCGGGTCGCGAGCGCTTTCCGCAGCACCGCCTCGCTCGCAAACCCTTTCGCCACCTTCGCCCGGCCCCCCTCCTGGGATACCGGGTTTTTAAACTCGTGGCCGCACGCGGGGCACTTCATGCTGGCCACCGTCCGTTGATTTCGTAGTTCGCGACCATTGCAGACACCACGCTCCGCATTTCCGGAGTGTCCTTCCCGGCTTCCGCGCACGCCATTTTCACGGCCCAGCCGTGGTCCGATCCCGTCGCCAGAATTTGAGCCCGCTTCGCAATCTTCAACACCGCGTCCTTGTTCGTTTCGGTCTTCATCGCGTCATCCTCCGCAGTGAGTGGGTTAATCTCTCACTGTCTGGGGATAGTGTCGCACAACACTACCGGTTATGTCAACAACTATTTTCAACTTTTTTCTCCCCCTCTGGCCGGCCCCGGAAAGCCCCAACCAGAGGGTCCAGGGTATGCCGCGAAGCGCCCTAAAGCAACAAGAAGAATTATGAAGATTTCCTGTTGACATCTAGTAGAAACCTAGTAGACTATGATTTCAATGATTATGAAAACGACGACTTTCTCGATGCAGATCCCGCCGGGACTGAAACAACAGATAGCAATAGCTGCCCAACAGCGGCTCTGTTCCTTGTCGGATATTGTCAGAAGCATTCTAATGGAACACCTTGCGCCACATATCGTCCTAGGAGAATCAACCGAACTGCGGATGGTGGCCGAACCCGACTCTCAATACGGAGGGAAACCACATGAGGAGAAATCAGCAACGGATGGGCAAGTTCCGAATCTACCTGACGCTGTACGTAACCCAGAGAATGGCAGTGGAGGTCCGGAAGGTATGCCGGCGAAGGCTGCTGTCTGAGGCGGACGTAGTGCGCCAGGCTTTGCTGGATTACCTGGACAAGGATAGGGCAGCGCGCGGCTGTCACAAGGTGTGACATGTATCTATTACCAGATCGGATCCGAGTGATTGCGCGGTACCGGACATGGACGCCCGGGCAGACGCTGCATCACAGTAAGATTGGTTTTTCGATGTGGTACGTGGCGGACGTGGGGAACGGTCAGGTCAGCGAGTACGAGGTCCGCCGATATCTCGACGTTTTCTTTGCAGAAATCAGGGCAGCATCATGAAGACCGTAGAACAGCACTACACGCCGCGGGAGCTCGCGGGGATGCTCCAGGTGTCGATGAGCACTGTGCGGCGATATCTGCGGGCTGGTTACCGAACCCAGGGCCGCGACGGGATCTGGCCGTGGGCGCAGCCCACGATACAGTGCATCCGGATCCCAGCGTCGAGCGTGAATCTTTTTTTGCAGCGTTCACAACCGAAACAGGTCTGACATGGACTCGTTGATCGCCCGCGCGCAGCAGCAGCCCGACTTGATACCTACATCCGAGATGGACGCGTCTCTTTTTTCTGAAGCAGAATCAGACCCCAAGAAGGCCGTGTACACCGCGGCGCGTCTTTTTGCACACAGACCTGAAACCTACAAACAATGCGTAAGTATGCTGGCCGAGGGAATCGGCATTCTCCGAATCGCGAGCATTCTCCGCATGACTGCTCACACGATACTGGCGGTCCGGGAACGAGAGGCTGCAAGTATAACAATAGAAAAAGAGAGACTCGCACGCGCCTGCCTGCACGGTGCGCAGATGTGTGTTGAGGGAATCATCGAAGATATGGACAACCCCGAGCGCCGGGATAAGACGGGCATGCACCAGAAGGCGATCACCATGGGAATTCTGACGGAGAAGCACCAGCTCCTCACGGGCGGTGCGACGAGCCGGATGGAGACTGTGAAAAGCGAGCCCGGCCACGCCGACTTCCTGCATGCATTGGCATCCGCGATCGGTTGTGGAGGGGAGACGGCGGAACAAAGGAGCGCGGGCGGGCCGGCTGATGCTGTGGCTGGCGCCCGGCAGGTGACCGATGTGGAGAGCAGGGTTGTGCCGGTTGAGGCGCCTGAGCGTGCCCAGGGACCGGCTGGCGAGCTGACAAAAGGAGGGCAGGACTGATGATGTATCAGGTGCTTAACATGAGACCGAGGCCCATTTACAGGGTACCGGGCGCAGGGCTGATACCACTTATGCTGCCAGCGAGGGGCGGAATCAGGGAGCGGATCCACAGGTTCGGGGCGAGGCTGGCGTGGTGGACCTTGCTGGCGATCGGAGGCACGGTCCGGCCGGCCGCGCGCGCATAAAGGGGCGCGGGCGCGCGCGAAGGGGGGCGGGGGGGGGGCAGGCGGCGGCGCGCAGCGGGGGGTAGGTACCTACATATTGATACGAGGAGAATTTTGATCAAAGGGGGACGCCATGGACGAACAGGTTGAGACGGTGGAACTGGTGGTGCTGAGGACGAGGATGCGGAACAGGCGGATCATGCTGGCGACGATCCCAACGAGCACGGAACTGGGACCGCAAAAGATCCGCGTGAAGGATGCGGACAAGTTCCGGCCTGGGGACCGACTCTTCTGCCGGCGCGCGCCGGACGATCAGGACCTGTGGGAGCTCGCGGTGGAGGAACCGAAGGGCCGGAGACAACTGCAACTTAACAAGGAGGAGGTGCAAGATGCAGGAGACGAACGAGGAGAACACAGACGTAACGAAACCGGCAACACCGGAGACGCCGGCGAAGGAAAGCAAACCGAAGGCCACGAAGACGAAGGCGGCGAAGCAGGCGCCGGCGCCGGGAAAGACTCCCGATGGGGATTTCTTCGACGGCTCGGCGGCAAGGGCAAGGAAGTAAAGCCGGAAGCGACAGGCCCGGCTTCGCCCCGCGATAGCGGGACTTCGCCGAGGCAAGAGTTCTTGCAGGGTAGTTCAGCGGAAGAACGCCGCACTCATAATGCGGAGGACGCAGGTTCAACTCCTGCCCCTGCTACCAGGGGAGAGACGACAGACGACAGAGGACAGACGACAGACGGGAAACACCGGCCGCCGGCCGAGGGAAAGGCGGCAGTCCAGTGAAAAGAGGAGCGATCACGCACGTGAAGACGCTGCACCTGGCGACCCTACTGCGGGTGAGGCACCTGGAGGCGGTCGGGGTACTGGAAAGCCTGTTCCAGTGGACGAGCCAGTATGCCCCCCGGGGCGACGTCGGGAAGTTCACGAACGAGCACATTGCCCGGGCCATCTACTGGCACGGAGACGGAGACCGGCTGGTAGCTTCATTATTGGAGGCAACGGCGGGTGGCGAGTTCGGGTGGCTGGAGAAGCACGACAAGTACAGGCTGGTTGTCCACGACTGGCACGAACACGCAGATCAGACTACGCGCAAGTACCTGCAAAGAAAGGGTTTGACGTTTTGGAACGACAATCCCGCCAGACAATATCCGGACAATGTCCCGACAATGTCCAGTCACGGTCCGGACAATGTCCCGACAATGTCCAGTCACGGTCCGGACAATGTCCGCCATACCAATACCAATACCAATAGCGATACCGATACCACTCCCCCTACCCCCAACAGCGAGGGGGGAACTTCAGGGAAGGAATTGGAGAGATTGCGGGAACAACCGGAACTCCGGGGTTTGACGTTGATGCAGTGGATCGGGGCGAAGAAGTGCCATCCGGTGGAGATCTCGGAGGCGGTCCTGGAGGAGATCCGGAACACGGCGATGATGACGGGGCACGTTGTGGCGCCAGGTCGATTTGTCGAGAAGGTCTTATCGAGACTGGAGCTGACGGTTTCAGAAAAAGAAAAACCGCGCGTGTGGATGAAGCCGGTGGGGGGATTTGACCAGGGGGCGGTGGAGGCGATGGAGCGGAAGACGGGAGGATGAAAGCAGAGGCGCAGAGGCGCGGAGGACGCGAAGGGGCAAAACCATGGGAGACGCAAGAGCACTTTTCAACGAGCAGGCGGAGCAGGCGGCGCTGGGGGCGATGATCCTCGAAGCGGCGAAGGTGTGGCCGGAAGCTGTGAGCATGGGGGTGACGCCGGCGACGTTTTACATGCCGGCGAACCGGGTGGCGGCGAAGGCGATCGAGAAACTCATGGGGGAGAACAGGCCGGTGGATGTGGTGACGCTGGCGGCCGCGTTGTCGCAGGCGGGAGATCTGGAGCGGGCCGGCGGGGAGATCGCGCTGCACAGGCTGGTGGATGCGTGCGTGACGGCGGAGCATTCGGCTTATTACCTGGACCTGATCCGGCAGGAGGAGATCAAGCGGACGATCATCGAGATTGCCCGCGAAGTGGAACAGGACGCGCTGAAGGCGGAACGCGGGGACCAGGTGGCGCTGGGTTTGCCGGAAAGATTCGCGCGCCTTGCGTCGTCGCAGATACAGGAGAAGTCAACGGAGGAGATCCTGGCGGGGAACGTGGCGGTATGGCGGGAGGCGCGGCAGCATGTAGGTAAGCCGTCGACGGGGATCGAGTTGTTATGGCCCGCGCTGACCAGGTGCACGGGCGGGCTGGAGATAGGGCTGACGATTCTTGGCGGCAGGCCGAGTTCGGGGAAGACGACGATCGAGGATGAGGTTGCGATTCATGCCGCGGAAATAGGGGTACCGACGGCGCGGTGGACGTTGGATACGACGAAAGCGGACCTGTGGGCCCGGACGCAGGCGAGAACGGGCGGGGTGTCGTTACCGAAATTGAAGTTCGGGTACGGCCGCGACGATCAGCTCGCGGAGATCGAGACGCAGAATAAACGGCTGAAAGATTTACCGGTTTTCATCAATTCGCGGGACCGGGATCTGCGGGCGGGGATGAGCTGGGCGCGGACGATGAAGCTGCGGGAGAATATCGGGCTGCTGACGATCGATTATGCGACGCAAATCCGGGTGGCGGATATGGGGCGGATGGAGTGGGACAAGGTGGCGAGGACGACGCACGTGGCGGAATCGCTGAAGGGCCTGGCGCTGGAACTCGGGATACCAATACTGCTGCTGGCGCAATTGAATCGATCGGTGGACAAGGATGGCCGGGAACCGGTGATGAGCGATTTGCGGGACAGCGGCGCACTAGAGCAGGAGGCGAACAAGATCATATTTCTCTACATCGACAAGGACAAGCGGAAGGAGATGGATGAGAAGCGGCCGGGGGCGACGAAGCATAAGAGGCCGGTGGTTTGCGAGGTGATCAAGAATAAGGACGGCGAGACGGGCCCCTACCCGCTCTGGTTCTACCCGCCATACTTCCGGTTTGTGGAGGCGGTGATCGATAAGGACGGCGTGGCTTTCACGGATGACGACCTGGGTGATACGGATATGGACGGGAAAACGGGGCAAGCGCCGGCGGTAGTGAAGGGCTGGGGAGAAGAAGCATTTCCAGCAGAGGACGCGCCATGACGACTGAAGAGATAGAGAGCTTGTGGTGTCTGGAGGTTAGACCGGGGGAGCCGGGACAGAAGGATTCTGTGAAGGTGACGCCGCTGGCAGAGGCTGTGCGGAGGAATGGGAGGGAAATACTCTCTCGCAGAGGCACAGAGAACGCAGAGAACGCAGAGAACACGAGATGGACAATTGTGGGGGTGGCGGGAAGTTACGAGGTGGCGCGGGGGCTGGAGCGGATGTGGAAGAGGAAGCGGGGAACAGAGGACAGAGGACAGAGGACAGACGCCGAGCATCATGCTGAGCGACCGAAGGGAGCGATAGCATGAATGCTCTTGTCGGCAATCCGATTCGGGTGCAGTTGAGTCGCCGCAAGGGCTGGAGAATGCCGACAAACACGGTGAAGGTTTGCAGGCCGGGGAAATGGGGCAACCCGTTTCGCGTGTGCGACGGAAGAGACGAGGAAGAGGCGGTTAATGCTTTTGAATGGTGGATACGGGAACAGGGCGGCAAGTCGCTTTTAGCCGACTTGCACGAGTTGAAGGGGAAGAATCTGGCGTGCTGGTGTCCATTGGGGGAACCGTGTCACGCTGATGTGCTTCTGGAACTTGCCAACGCGAGCGGTGAGGGGCGGCCACACGCCGCCGGAAAGGACGATGGACATGAGCAACAAACGTAAATCGGCGGCGGGTGGACGTACCTCTCGACCGCCTGGTTCGGTGAACTGGACGGCGGACGAGTGGTTTGCAAAGTATCATGCCGCAAGCCTCACAGACGAGTTCAAGACATGGTGGCTCGGGTACTACTGCAGCCCTTGCGACTACGAAGACAATTACGACGAGCAGCACGAGTATTGGACGCGCTGCGCCTTCGCTTTGCAGGGATGGATGGCGGCGCGTACACCGAAGGATGGCACAAGGCGCGAACGCTGGCGGCCAAGCGGCTGGCAGAGTTCATCCGGTCCCGTCCGGCAGGTGTGACGATCCACGATCTGAAGGCGAACGGGCTGACGACGTGGGGCCTCGACCGGTTGCTGAAGCTGGGCCACGTCCGGGCCGAGCAGGTGCGCGAGCCGGAACGCGGCCCGCGTGCGTACCACTGGCTATGGACGGCGGACACGGGCTGCGCCGGGAACTGCGCGACATGTGATATGCCGAACGCCCATTTGACCGGCTCTTTGAAGCCGGAGAAAGGTGAAGATGGAAACCAAGGTTGAGTCGGCTGAAAAGAGTACGGTCGAAAAGGTGGTTCTGCCGGTGGAATACGGAACGCATATCAAGTTCGTCCCAGGACCGCCGAAACCGAAGACGCTGACATGGTGGGTGGTGAACAAGTACGACAACGGGCAGATCGGGTGGGTCGGCTGGTACGCCGCATGGCGGAAGTACGGGTACTTCGCCAAACCGGAAACGGTCTACGAGCAGGTATGCCTGCGCGAGATCGCCGACTTCTGCGAACGGAAGACGCGAGAGCATAAGCAGAACATAGCAATATGCATCATGACGGCTAGCAAGGAGGGGGAACATGGAACTCAAGGAAGCGAGACGGTTGGCTGAGGCGGCGAAGGAGAAGCTGGCGCCGCATTGCCTGAGGATCGAGATTGCGGGGAGCGTGCGGCGTGGGAAGCCGGAGTGCGGGGACATTGACCTGGTGGTGATCCCGAGGCGGGACATCGTGAAGGAGGATTTGTTCGACGATAAGAGGCCGGAGCGGATCAGCGCGGAGTATGTGAAGGCGGTGGAACAGTGGGACAGGGTGAAGGGAAAGGCGGATGGGAAGTACACGAGAAGGGAACTAGGATCTCTCGCAGAGGGCGCAGAGGACGCAGAGATCGATATCTACGCGGCAACACCGGAGAACTGGGGCTTGATCCTGGCGATCAGGACGGGGAGCGCGGAGTTTAATGTGAAGCTGATGATTCCGTGGCTGAAGGCGGCCGGGTACCAGGTGGAGGATGGGGTGCTGTGGTTGGGCGGGGAGCGGGTGAGTGTGCCCGAGGAGCAGGACTTGTTCAAGCTGGCAAAGCTGGGATGGGTGGAGCCGAGGGAGAGATTGTAGGGGGAAGGGGCAGGGGGAAGAAGAACCTTGCTTCGCTGACGCTCGCGACGGGAGAAGACAATGGCGTTTAGAGTGACAGAGCACCCGGTGCTGCCGATTCCGACGGCGGAGGAGGCGGCGGCGATGGGGGAAGAGAAGTGGCTGGCGTTGATGAAGCGCCGGAAGGAGATCATTGCGCAGGAAAAGGATGATCCGATCCGGTACCAGTTTGAACCGCCGATCTGGAAGATTTGCGATGGGGTGATGCAGATGCCGTGGGTGGATCCGGCGTTCGGGCAGGAGGTGCGGGACCGGCTGAAGCTGCCGCAGATCGTGAAGGTGTTGCTGGTGCTGGGCGGGAACAGGGCGAGTAAGACGCGGTACGCGGGCCGGACCGCGCAGAAGGTGCTGAATGGGACGGAGAATCAGGAGGCGTGGCTGCTACACACAAATCACCAAAATAGCGTGGATAATCATCAGCGGCTGATGTGGGATTTGATGCCGAAGGAACTGAAGATCACGATCCGGAGCCAGACGACGTATATCAGTTACACGCAGAAATACGGGTTTTCGGATGACAAGTTTGTGCTGCCGAACAAGAGCATGGCTAGCTTCCGGAATTACGAGCAGAAGGAGATAACGGTGGAGGGCGGGGATATCAATTTCGGGTGGCTGGACGAGAAGGCGCCGCCGGACATTGTGGAGACGATGACGCTGAGGATAGCGACGCGGGACGGCCGGCTGCTGACGACGTTCACGCCGATCTGGGGATTTTCGGGGACGGTGAAGTTGTTCCTGGACGGGGCGAAGCTGCTGAAGGAGAGCGTGGCGGTGCTGCTGCCGATGGACGGGGGACCGGCGGATGAGAAGGCGGCGCTGGAGATGGAGGATTGTCTCGAATGGGTAAGAGGTAAGGGGGAAGGGGAAAAAGAGGGAGAGGGAGAGGGAGAAAATCTTCCCACGAATCACACGAATCACACGAAAGGAGAGAAGAATCAGCGCAAGTTCGCGCGAGTGCCGAGGGTGCTGACGTGTTTCAAGAAGGAGCGGGCGGTTGTTTATTTCCACGTGAGCGATAATCCGTTCGCACCGCCGAAGAACATCCTGGCGAAGATGCAGGGGGCGACGCGGGAGTATATCCGGGAACGCTGGTACGGGGTGGCGAGCAAGGTGCAGGCGGCGCGGTTCCCGATGTTCAGTACGGATGTGCACGTTGTGCCGGCAAACCAGATCCCGAAACGGGGCACGAATTTCCAGATTGTGGATCCGTGCGGTGCGCGGAATTTCTTCTGTCACTGGCTGCGCAGGACGCCGGAGGATTATTATTTCTACCGGGAATGGCCGGGGAATTACAACGTCCCGGGATTCGGCGTGCCGGAAGAATGGGCGAAGCCGGATGGGAGGAAGCCGGACGGGAAACGGGGCAAGGGACAGGATACGTTCGGGTTCGGGCTGCTGGATTACAAGAGGGAGTTCGCGCGGCTGGAACGATGGACAGACTTCAGGAAATACGGGGATGACCACGGAGGACACGGAGGCACGGAGGAGAGAAATGCAACGTCGGACATCGAACATCGAACGTCCAACAACCAACATCCAACATCCAACGTCCAACAAGACAGAGAACTGACGGTGGCGGAATGGAGAGAGGAGCATGGAGCGGAGGAGAAGATCAGGGAGCGATTGATGGATAGCAGGTTCGCGAGCTCGCCCAGGCCGGAACAGGACAGGCCGGTGACGTTGCTGGAGGAGTTTGACGAGATCGGACTGTATTTCATGCCGACGCCGGGCGACGTACTGACGGACGGGATCCAGAAGATCAATGACCTGCTGGCTTATGATCGGAATAAACCGGTGAATTACATGAACCGGCCGCACCTGTATGTGTGCGAGGATTGCGTGAACACGATTTTCGCGCTGCAAACGTGGACGGGGGATGATGGAGCGCATGGCGCGACGAAGGATCCGATCGATTGCTTGCGGTATGCGGTGCTGGCTGATTTGCAGCATGAGGAGGAGGAGGAGATCAGAGGACAGAGGACAGATCGCAGAGGGCAGAAGAGATACTACTGAACGCGGTGATCAGTGATCAGTAATCGGTGGGAAGGGAGATGGAGGATGCATGCATGCGCGCTGTTTCTTCTCGGGTGGGTAACGGGATTCGTGATGATGTGGGCATACCACACGCTGGTTATGAGAGATGCTTGCCGACGTGTGGATGAACTGCTGCGTCGAACGAAGGCGGCGAGAACCCACGTCTATCCATAATTGGGAAACTCGCGACGCGGGGAGGTTGACAATGGAACATATAAGCGCGTTGATCAGGCGTAAGGAGGCGGCGGACTTTCTCGGAGTGAGCAGGGGCACGCTGCGGAAGATGGTGGAGTGCGGGGTGGTGAAACTGATCCACCTGCAGAAGGACAAGCGGGGGAAGCCGAAGGGGTATGGGTATTTTGTGCGGCAGGAACTAAACGAAGTGCTGAAGTAGAAATCTCTCGCAGAGACGCGGAGAGGGATTCACCACGGAGATCACGGAGACACGGAGGAGGTAAATCAAAATGAGCGAAGAAGCGAAGAGGCCGGAGGATGTGAATGCGAACGCGGTGGAGAGCGAAGTGCTGACCGTTTTCGCGAATGAGATGAAGACGCTTTGCGTGGACCTGGACGAGATCACGACCAGGCGGGAGGCGAGCGAGGAGACGCGGCTTTGCGTGTGGGACAACCAGAGCAAGGACGGCCGCAAGCACAAGGCGGATATGGGCGGTAAGGAACCGTTTCCGTTCGAGGGGGCGATGGACAGCCGGCAGCGGCTGGCGGACATGACGATCAACGAGCGGGCGATGACGCTGCTGGTGGCGGCGGTGCGCAGCGTGGCGCGGCTACGCGGTATGGAGGCGAACGACTTAACCCTGGCGGCGCGCCTGAACACGCTGCTGAAGTGGCTTATCACGAACCAATGGGGCACGGAGTACATCGTGGAGATCATGAAGGGGGCGCAGTACACGATGGGGGACAGCCCGGCGCTTTGCGTGTGGGGCGTTTTCTGGCAACAGGAAACGGCGCTGGCGATGCAGACGATCAAGGCGGCGGACCTTATCGGGGCGCTTTCGCAAGCGATGCCGAACCAGGACATGACAACGGTGGCGGCGACACTCACGCAGGCGATCATGGATCCGCTGCTGGAGAACGACGCGGTGGGCCTGCTGAAGAGCCTGATCCCGGAAGCCAACAAAACGACGCTGAGGAAGGCAGTGAAGGATTTGCGTGAAACCAGTGAGGCGGCAATCCCCTTGCCGTACACGAAGACGAACCGGCCGCGGCTGAAGGCGCTGCGGTACGGGATGGATGTGTTCGCGCCGGCGGATACGACGGATCCGAAGCGCGCGCGGATGTGGCTGATGCGCGAGTGGGTGCAGGAGACGGAATTGCGGGACCGCGTGACGACGATGAACTATCGCGAGGACGTGGTGCAGACGATCGTCGGCGACAAGACGGGGAGCAAAACCGGGTACCGGGGGAAGAGTTCGCTGACGCCGGCGGACAGCACGGGCCGGGTGAGCGGAGATTACAGCCTGGCGGCGGGCGGGAAGGCCGTGGGGGAACACAAGGACGAGTTCGAGATCCTGACGGCGTTCTGGCGGGCGCTGGACGATGACGGCGTGGCGGGGTTGTGGACTGTGCCGTTTCACGGGAGCGTAACGGACAGGACGCTGGCGCCGATAGAACTGTTCGACTACAAGCACGGCGAGTATCCGTTCACGGTGGCGCCGCGCGAGATCCTGAATGACAGGATATTCGAGAGCAGGGGTGTAGCGGAATTGAGCCTGAGCGCGCAGGCGAGCTTGAAGCTGTTCCACGACAACAAGTGCGATCACGTGCAGGCGTATACCTGGCCGCCAGTGATGAGGCCGAAACGGGCGCAGAGATATGCGCTTCAATTCGGGCCGCAATCGGAATGGCTGGTGGACCGGCCGGGTGATACATCGTTCGCGGCAATGCCGGCACCGCCGGCAGGGCTGGACGAACAGCAACAGGAAATACAGAGGCAGCATGACATGTATTTCGGCAGGCCGAACCCGGAGGTGCCGAATTCGCTGACTGAACTGCACATGACGGCGATGACGATGCTGTTCCTGAGCTTCTTGCGGGATGCGCTGCAGCAGGTGGTGCAACTGTGCCAGCAGTACATGACGGACGAGGAGATCGCCAGGGTAACGGGCGCGCGAGCGGGCGTGGCGGTGGCGCGGAGCATGAAGGACATCCAGGGCAAGTATGACCTGGTGTTGACGTTCGATCCGCGGGAACTGGACACGGAATTCGTGGGGCAACTCCTGGAGATGGCGGGGAAGCTGGCGACGTTGGACACGGAGTCGACGATCATGCGGAATGAACTGGTGCGCTGGGCAATGGAGGCGCTGAATCCCGCGCTGGCGGAACGGGTGCTCCGGCCGGTGGAGGAGGCGACGAAGGCGGAGATCGAGGATGAGCAGAAGAACTTTGCGCTGATCGCGGCGGGGGTGGAACCGACGATGGCGGAAAGCGGGCAGAACTTCGGGCTGAGGCTGAACTGGATCGGGCAGCAGGCGAAGGTGAACCCGGAGAGCATGGAGAAGTTGACGGAGGACAGCAGGAAGATCCTGCAGAACCGGATCAAGCATCTGCAGTTCCAGGTGGAGCAGCAGAAGAATGCGTTGATCGGGAAGGTGGGGGTGAGTCCCGTGGGAGAGTGAGAGAGTAATCAGTGATCAGTGACCAGCAATCAGTGGGGAGAAGAATCTCTCGCAGAGACGCAGAGAACGCAGAGAGAGAGGAGAAGAATATGAGATGGCCGTGGAAGAAGAGGGTGAGGTTGATGGTGGCGCCGCACGGGATGCGGGACGCGGAAATCGATGCGGTGCTGGCGGACGCGCACATCGAGCACCCGATGTGGCGGGCGACGATCGCGCTGGCGAACCAGGAGATTGTGCGGCTGACGGAAACGGCGCTTGATCCGAAGTTGCCGGCGCAGGAGATGCACTTCGCGCTGGGTGGCGTGAACGCGGTGACGGACTTGCGGAACCTGATGCTGGATCGGAGGCAGAGGGAATTGGAGAGAAGGGAGAAGGTGGAGAGCAAGACAGTAGTCAGTGGTCAGTAATCAGTTGTCAGTTGCAGGTCCCGACCCGCGAGTACGCGGTCGGGATGCGCGAGTACGCGCAAAATCGGGTCAAATGAGATCAAATCGGGTCAAATGAGACCACATTGAACCGCGGACTATTGCGCCGCGGGAAATAAGAGAGAGAAGATGTGGGCCGTACGGAGAAATCCGTGCGGCCCTTGTGTTTTGGGGAAGGCCCCGAAGACACGAAGACACCAAGGGCGCACGAAGAGGAAAAGGGAACGGCACCCGATTGCCGGGATCGCTTGATGGAGAAACATCATGAAGCCGAATGCGAGAGCAGCAGCGGAAGCGGGCGAGAGTGCGCCGGTGGTGGATGTGGGCGCCCAGATGATGACGGATGTGTTGTCGAACCTGGGACTGGATCGGTTGCCGGAACGCAAGGGAAACGAAACACGCGAGGCAGACGAGACACACGAAACACCCGAGGAAGACGAAGCGAAAGGGAAAGCAACGGAAGACACCACGGATCACACGGGCGCCACGGATGGGAAGGATGCGGCGGCTGAATCGGACGACTCGAAGGCCGAAGACGGAGAGGATGCGGCTGGCGAGTCAACCGACTCAACGAAGGACGAGAAAGTCGAGGACGACGACGAGGACGACGACGAGGACGAGAAGAATGAGGACGGGAAGCTGCCCCCGAAGACACAGGCGGCGATCGATAAGAGGATAGGGAAGGAAGTGGGCAAGCGGAAGGCCCTGGAAGATCAACTGCAGAGTCTCGGGACGAGGAATGACGAGCTGCAGGAGGAGGTTTCCAAACTCCGCGAGGAAACGAAGGGCATGACCGCCGGAGTGGCGGCAGCGCAGGGGATGCACCCGCTGTTCATGGCCGAGAACGAGGCAGACCTGGACGAGCGGGCTGAGAAGATCATGGAGTTCCGGCAGTGGGCCCGGAAGCACAAGGACGGAGTGGAGGCCTCGGAGGATGGGAAGACGCCAGGCTGGACGGCCGAACAGATAGCGGAACGGCTGGACGAACTGGAACGCGAACGGGAACTGGTGATCCCGAAGGTACGCGAGACGTTGCGGAAGAGGGCGGCGGTGGACGCGGAAGCGAACGAAGTCTACCCGGAACTTTTCGACCGCAAGAGCGCGGCAAACCAGGTGCGAGGGGAGATCTTGAGAGCGATGCCGATCTTGCGACGGTATCCGAACATGAACCTGATCATCGGGGACATGATGATGGGACAGCATTATCGCAATGAGCTGAAGAAGTCCCGATCTGCGAATACGCAATCGGGAGGCGCAGGGGCAGCCCAAAGGAAACCAGCCCCGAAAGTGCCGGCGAGCCCGGCGGGCGGCGGACGCAAACTGCCGCTGAAGACGACACCGAAGAAGGAGACCGGTCTGAGCGCGGTGAGAGTGGCCGCCGCGGGCGGCGGACGCGAGGCGCTCATTGAGGAGTTGACCGGCGCATTGACTTAACATAGCCCAGCGCCAGAGTTCGGAATATCGAACACGGCGCGGGGCAAGGAGAAGGCAAATGCCTGCATTATTCGAAGTAGACCAGGTCGGCAAGAAGGATTCGTTGTCCGACATAATCGCCGTGGTGGACGCGGAAGCGTGCCCGTTCACGTCGGTTGTGGCGAAGCGATCGAAAACGGTAAACAAGCTTCATCACTGGCAGATGAAGACGTACCCGCGGAGCGGGCACAAGGGCGTGATGGACGGGGTGGACGCCACGAACTGGAAGCACAACGGCCGCAAGGAAGTGTGGGCGGTGGCGCAGAAGATCTGGTCGTTGCCGGCGGTATCCGATTTCGCCGAGGAGACGGAAGTCGCGGGCCTGTCCGCCGGTGAAATGGCTGGGCAGATCGCGGACGGGGTTGTGGACGTAAAAAGGCAGACCGAGATGCGCTGCCTGTCGAACGAGGAATCGAGCGTGGACGACGGGAACACGGTGCCGAACGAGACGCGCGGCCTGTTCAAGTGGGTCCAGAACACGGCGCAGACGCACCTGCCCGTGGACGCCGCATTCCTGACGCCGGCGGCAAGCATCTACACGGGCACATGCGCGGCCCTGTCGGAAACGCTGTTCAAGGACTTGTTCGTGAGCGCGTATAAGGTCCGGAAAGCCCCGTGCAATTTCAAGGGGTTCGTGGGCGTTGAGCTCAAGAAGAAGATCTCGAGCTACGGGGCGTATTCGGACGACGTGGCGAGCAAGACGAATGTGCGCACGTTCAGCCAGGAGGCGGACAAGAAGGTGCTGCTGGACGTAATCGACCGGATCGTGCTGGACACGGGGACGATCGACCTGTTCCTGGCGGCATTCCTGTACTGCGACGAGACGACGGGCGCGGACACGGCGTACACGCACAAGAGCGGACTGTTCCTGGACATGAGCATGATCGGGATGGCGACGAACCGCAGGGCCCGGGTAACGAAGCAGGAGTACAAGGGCGGCGGCGAGAAGGCGATCGTGGACGAGATCTTCATGCTCATGTGCGACAACCCGAGCGGGATGGTCGCGGCGAAGAGCAATTCCTAACCACGAGAACACCTGCCCGCCCGGGTACGGGGGCAGGCGGGCGGAGGCACGGAGGAGAGAACAGACAGGATTTACAGGAT